ACTTGAAATGGCAAACTTTTGAAATTGCCACCCTCATCATTGTATGCCAACAAACTTTTTTGCTTTGTTGCCCAAATATCATTTCCGAGTTTTAGTTTTGGATCTGCCATTTTTATTGTATTGTATATTGTTGCCCTGTTGCCATTTCCGCAAATGTATCATAAGAAGTAACATCAACCATTTCCGCATCGGTGAGTGCCTTATTCCACACAAATAATTCATCAGCGGGAATACGTTTTCCAGTATCTGTATTGTATCTAAATTGCCCAATCAAAATGGAATCAAAATCCCACGAAACCGCATCAAGTGATGAATTGTTAAATACTTCAATCCCATCAATAAAAATCACAACGTGAGTGCTTGAAATGTATTTTATCGCAATTTTTTTTACATCATCCAATTGTGTTGTGTAAGTAATAAAATTTTGCCTTTGCGTTGTATTCCTCCGTTCAAGTTGCAATTGAGTTGTTGAATAAAACTTCAAATTCAAATATCTAACTGCATCATTGTTTTTGGCAATTCCTGCAAAACTTTGTGTATTGAAACCTCCCGAATCGTATGCAGTGATGCGCCCTTTCCAATATAGTGTAATTGGATAATCACTTGTTAAATCCCCGAATGGTTGATTGTATGCGGAATCAACGTTGCGTGTAACCGATGAAAATGAGGTTGGGATATAACTTGATACGTTAGATACACCACCGCCCGATGCGTTATCTTCTACTTGTGCGCCCCATATATAAAACTGTTCACCATTGTAATTTTTAACACCAAAACCCAAATTGCAGTTTGCACCCCCTAAAGTTGATGTAATTTTTGCGGAAACTCTAAACCAATTGTTTTGGTATTGTTCAATTTTTGCGTCTGAAATTGTTCCGCTTGTACTTGTTATTGATTTGTTTACTAAATCAAAAACAACAGTTCCGCTTTGTGTGAAGTTTTGTATTGTGAAATCGTTACCATTTATGTTTTTCACAAATATGGAAATATAATAAGTTGCAGAATATAAAAATACACCATCGTAAACATACGATGTTCCAGTGCCATCACCCGTAAGTAAATCAGCATTATTAGTACCATCAGGCGCAATACTTTGATTTCCCGTTATTGTTGTTCTTGTTTTTATCCAACTACCATTGGTAAAATCTTCGCTATTCAAAAATAAATTACGTCTTGATTCCTCCAAAAGCAATTCAGCGCATTCCGTTGGGTTTCCATCAGCATCCAAACGATAATTCAAACGAGGCACATTATTGCCCATTGTTTCAATATAACCGCCTTTGTTGATGCGTGTGCCTGATCCACTTCGTGTGAATGTGAAATCCCCATCACCATCGGATGGCAAAACGGAATAAACTTTGTCCTCCGCATACGCTGCGGGAATCATTGCCAAATTTGCGGTATCTTTTACTCCCATTTATTTGGTTTTATCTTTTATCTTTTCAAAGGTACGCAATCCTCCCAATCCAAGCATCCCCAAAAGGATTGTGATGAGTTGATCCATTTGAATTGCAGGAGGCATTGCATCAGGTGAAAGCCACGCAATCACATCACGAATGATGAAGTTATACAAAAGTGCAACCCCCGAAATCCAACCGATGAACGGACGCCAACCCGCAACAAAAACGCTCCGATGTTGTGCCTCCATTTTATTGATTTCACTTTGCACCTTTACAAGTTCCATCATTTTATCAGGATCAATTTCCTTACCTTTGATTGCTTCACGCAAATCCTTTGCAAATTCACCCAATGATGATTTGCCATCCCCATTCAATCCTAATAATTTTGCAATCAACCCTTTCATTAGTACACCCAAATTACATTTTTACTTTTATCGGGATCATTATCAACGTGAATAAACGTTTTGGCAATCCCTAATCTATTAAAACCAACAAGCATCAAAATTTCAACCAAACGAAACCGATCCGCTGAATTGTCGCAACTCACATCAATTGCGTAACCTTTCAAATGGCTTGATGTTTTTGATCCGCCAACCTTATCATTGTGAGCAATCGAACGTACACCCGAATTGATGCGTATTGGTTTGCCAAACAATTCACGTGCTTGATCAATCATTTGCAGCACTTCGGCATCCATACGTTCACCACTCCCAACTTCATCAGGTGAATCAAACTCGCTTATTTTAAAATGCTTCATTTTAGAAACTCAAAATTGTGATCATAAAACCATTTACTTTCAAATCACCCGATCCCGATGATTGAAATTGTATTTTCACATCACTCGTTTGGATGTTGCTATCAACATAAAATTGCATTGTATGCACGTAATGATGCGCTCCGTGTTCGCTACCTAAATCAGCGTGTAAAAAATGCAACTCTTTTGAAATATCTGTGAAATACAATCTTGCATCAACGTGCTGATTGCTTGAATCGGGAGTGTATGCAAAATCAGTTCTAACAACAACAACTTTTCCGTTGGCAATTTCATCCAAATCAATTGTGTTGGTTGCCGAATCCCAAAGATCCCCAGTGATATATGATGGTTTGTAAGTTGTAACTGTACCCGATCCCGCCTTGTCATTGGTTAAATCAACCCACGTATCCGCTGAAACTTGTATTGGAGTTGTTTCGGTTGTGGCATCCTCATAGAATGCAAACCCCCCAAGTGTATCATATAGCGCATTTACGCTCGTTTTGATTTCATTCACATTGGCTGCGGTAACTTTGTAAATTTCCGCCAACTCCGATGTTTGATTGTCCGTCTTGTTTGTGAATGTAATTTTTGCCATTATAATATCAATTTAAAATCTTTTTTTACTACTAAGATTGCAACTCAAATTGCAATACCGCCTCCAATCCTCCCGATGGAGGTATTTGTTCCACGCGATTGGATAATTCGATGATTGCCCTGAAATATGTGTGATCACTCAAATCCTGCTCAATATACTGAATACCCTCGTTTTGTGATGTGTACACATTGAATCCTTGTGCGCTCAAATCAAAATAATTCGCTGATCGTGTGCGCAACAAAGATAAACATTCATCCACAATAAGGTTGCAATCAAGTTCCCCACCATTATCAGAATCAAACCTTGTAACCACTTCAATCCTTGTAATCACTTCGGAATTGAATGTTGTGCGGTTTTGATCAACCTCGTTGTTTGTAAGGGAATAAACCCGTACAAATGGATAGGTTGCATCTGATGGCACTCTGCCATAAATCGGCACGATATTGCCACGTAATGAAACTTCGTTTGTTAAACGATCAATGATGGCTTTTCGTATGCGGTGAATAACTTCTCTCATGTTAATTTTTTTAGTTTTTTATCAACTCGTTTCAACATATTATTGAAACCAACCCTTGCGGATGAAAAGAAAAATGGTCGTGCGGGCAAATTCACTTCACGAATTCCTTTGCCTTTGAATTGCGCTGCATACGCATCAGGGATTCCAAGTTCTTTCATATCCGCCAAACTCACTGATGATCCCGTTCCAAATTCAATATAAGGTGCATAATCAGCATTGGCAAATACATCAACACCTTTTCCCGATGCCTCCGCATTTATACTTTGGCGCAATCCGCCCGTATCCTTTGCTGCGGATTGTTTTGCCCTGCCAACAATTTCCATTGCACTCCTGCCAACTTCATTTGAAAGTTCTTGCTTTGAGAACTTTTGCAATTGTGCAAGTTTTTTATTCAACTTCGCCAAATCCGCTTGATTGATTTTCACATTCATATCGTAACCGCTTTGATTGTTGTGTAGTAATCCTCCGCATTACTTCCTGATGCTCCTGATTTGAATCGTTGATACAATCCATCAAACATATCAATGATGCGAAACTTCTCATCCGTTGCATCCAATTGCAACACATCGCTCATTAAAATTTGATTTGCTGCCTTTTGGCGCAATATAAATTCAATTTCAGTACGTTGCTCCCTAATTCCGTTTTCCTGCCTTATTTCGCCTCTATTTGTTTTTTTAGCACACCAAAACGTATGCACAATGGTTTCGGAACTTGTAAAGCCACCGAATCCATCTGCGGTTTTAGTCAATCGCAGTATTTTAATCCTTTTATTTAACCGCCCCGCATCCATTAAACAAACATTGATTTGTAAGATGAAAGTATTGTTTTGGCACTCGTTGGAATCAAATGCACGTTTGCACCTTGAACAAAATCGGCACGATTATCATAATACGTTGTGATTGTTTGGAGCATTGCTTGTTTCATCATTGCATTGTTAATGCCCTCCGTTATGTAGGTGATTTTCACCTTTTCCGCAGCACCGCCATCCAATTCAATTGTTTCATTATTCAATCCAAGTATTGTGAATGTTGCGGTTTCATTATTGATTGTAACGCTTGAAATGGATGCCACTGGAGCAAAGGGAATATCAATCAATCCCGTTGTTGTAACATCAACGTAATACGTTCTATTTTTTGGAACA